GAGTACGCTGGTTTGGAATTTGATCACCTCGTTTTTGGTGGCTCTGGTGATGTTCATGCTTAAGCAAGCTTCGGATGAACAACGACGCATCCAGATTCTCCTGAATCGAACACGAGAGGAGATAGCTCGTGATCACATCACTCGTGCAGAGGTTAAACAAGACCTTGAAAAGATTATGGAGCGCTTTGACTCAGGCTTTGAGCGGCTTGAAGCAAAGATTGATGCCCTCGCCAAAAAAGGAACCTGAAGATGGCCACTAAGTCCAAGGTCAATGCAGCGGGAAACTACACCAAACCTGGACTGCGCAAGAAAATCGTGGCTCAGGTGAAGGCATCCGCAACGCATGGCACCAAGGCAGGCCAGTGGTCCGCGAGGAAAGCACAACTTGTAGCGAAGAAATATAAAGAAGCAGGCGGAGGCTACAGAGATTGAAAGCGCCGCAGCAGTCACTCAAGGATTGGGGCGATCAGAAATGGCGCACCAAGAGCGGAAAGCCTTCGAGCAAGACCGGAGAGAGGTATTTGCCAGAGGCTGCGATCAAGTCGTTGACTTCAGCGGAGTATGCTGCAACGACGCGGGCCAAGCGAGCAGGTAAAAAGGCAGGTAAACAGTTTGTTAAACAGCCCAAAGCCATTGCGGCAAAAACGGCTGGCTTTCGATAGGAGCGTGGATCATGATGAAAGGTTATGAAAAAGGCGGCATGGCCGATAAAATGGGTCGTGCTATGAAAAAGAAAACATCGGATGCCAAAGGCCGTGCTATGCACAAAATGCCTGATGGATCGATGATGCCCGGAGCCAAACATGGCATGAAAAAGGGCGGCAAAGTTATGAAGAAGGGGAAATAATCATGGCTGGACGTGGAATGGGTTGTGCAACACGTGGCGGCGGGGCAGTTACATCAGGCCCTGCCAATAAGATGTTGAGTGAAACAAGCAAGACTACGGGTCCTGTGCGCATGAAAAACGGCGGTGCCGTTAATCAGCACAAGCGCATGGCCATGAAGGGCGTCAAAAAGATGCGTATGGGCGGAAGCTGCGACTAAATGGCAACGTCAGGCACGACCGACTTCAATCTTTCGATCGATGACTTGATCGAAGAAGCATTTGAACGCTGTGGCATGCGGCCTACCGCAGGCTATCAGTTGTCCTCGGCACGTCGGTCGATGAATCTGTTGTTCTTGGATTGGGCTAATCGAGGCCTGAACCTTTGGACCATTGAGCAGGCCTCTTATACGTTAACGCCTGGAGGCTATGAAATCACGCTTGCCTCTGATACGGTGAACGTCTTGTCCGCTGTGATCCGTTTGCCTGGAGTCAGCCCCCAGCAAGATATCAGCCTGGACCGTATCAGCCGCGAAGAGTATCTTGATCTTCCCGATAAGACTGTGCAAGCGCAGCCTGCGCAGTTGTACGTACAACGGGCAAATACGTTTAAGGTATTCTTGTATCCGTCGCCTGATTTGGCTTACACATTGGTCTATTACCGTATTCGTCGCATTCAAGATGCGGGTGTTTACACCAATACAGCCGACGTTAATTTCCGCTTTCTGCCCTGCCTTGCTTCGGGTCTTGCTTATCAAGTAGCGCTCAAGTACGCGCCCGAGCGCGTGGGCATGCTCAAGCAGATATACGAAGAAGACTTCCAGCGCGCGGCTGCGGAAGACCGAGACACGGCAAGCGCTCTGTTTATTCCCGACTTCGGGCAGTAAGTCATGGCCTTTGCAACAGGCAAATTCTCCTTCGGCCTGTGCGACTACTGCGGACAGCGGTACTCTTACAACACGTTGCGCAAGAACTGGCGTGGGTTCATGGTCTGTCCTGATGACTACGAACCCAAAGAGCCGCAGCTCTACCCGCTCAAGTACCGTGGCGATGCGATTGCGCTCAAAGACCCTCGCGTTGATCGCATCGAGCCGGTTACAATCTACCTTGGGACGCCAGGATTTAGTGCGCCGTTTCAAAGCATTGGCTCCGCGTTCAGCACCGTGAATCGCACGGACATGAGGCCATATCCCGCGCAGGATTTTGTCACGGGGTACGGGTTTGTTGGCAACGTCACTATTGCGATTACTTGACTATGACTTACGACGAACTCGTTACAAATATTAGGAACTACACTGAGGTGAACAGCAATGTGTTCACGGCCTCGGTAATCAACACGTTTATTACGATGGCTGAGAATCGCATTCTGCGAGACATTGACTTGGATTACTTTAAGAAGGAATCCACTGCTTTGATGACCTCGGGCAATAAGTTCCTGACGTCCCCTTCTGACATTCTGACTCATCGTTACATGATGATCACCAACCCTACAACGAGTGATCAAATTTTTCTGGACTTTCGTGACACCTCGTTCATGAAAGAGTACTGGCCTGATGGCAGTGACACAGGAACACCTAAGTACTATTCGGTTTGGGACCAAAACACGTTTTACATCGCTCCCACTCCTAATGCAAATTTTGCCGTCGAGTTGGGCTACATTTACCGACCTGCCCAGCTTTCCAGTACCAACACGACAACGTGGATCAGCTTGAATGCACCCGAAGCACTGCTGTACGCCTGTTTAATTCAGGCTTACAGTTATACCAAAGGGCCTTCCGATATGCTTGGATACTTTAATCAAAGTTACCAGCAAGCAATTCAAGGTCTTGGTATGGAACAGCAAGGACGTCGTAGACGTGACGAGTACAGAGATGGCATGATTCGTTTACCGATTAAATCTGTGAGTCCTGGGCCATGATTGGATCTTCTGGCGGTGCCCTTCTTGGGGAATTCAAAGTGACTCACGTCTCTGGGCGTGGGTTCTCGCCTGAAGAGGTGGCTGAAATGGCGCTTGAAAAAATCGTCTATGTAGGCTCATCGTCCCACCCAGTTATTCGGGATCAAGCAGAAGCCTTCAAGGCGCAAGTTCGTGAGGTTTTGGTGCGTTACATGCGGCAAGCCGTAGCGTCCCACAACACCACGCTAATGAATCGTTTTAGGGATGCGGGACATCCTGAATTGATCAAATTATTGGAGAATTAAAATGCCCATTTCCGTAACAACCGCAATGCCCACGTCGTTTAAAGTCGAGATCCTCAAAGCGGTTCACAATTTCACAGCTTCCACGGGCAACACGTTTAAATTAGCTTTGCTTAAAGCGACGGCTTCTGGAAGTGGTACGTTTGGAGCAGCTACAACGAGCTACACAGACCTAGGGTCGGATGAACAAAACGGCACTGGATATACAGCTGGAGGAAACACGTTAACCTCCATCACGCCTGTAGCAGACGGCACCACAGCCGTTTGTGATTTTGATAACACAACATGGTCCGGTGCAACTTTTACCACTTGCGGGGGCCTTATTTACAACGACACTGCATCTGGGGATCCAGCATGCGCCGTGCTTAGTTTTGGTGGTGATCAGACCGTTAATTCGGGAGATTTTCAGATCCAGTTTCCGTCTGCCACTGCTTCTACGGCAATTATTCGGATTGCATAAGGCAACAATGTGCCTGCTACTACATACAACAAGGGCTGGAGCGAAGGGCTCTGGGGTTATAACGGTTGGGGAGGCATTGCGCCTGCCTATCTTGTTGATGGGGTACAAGGCACTGGGTCTGTTGGAGATGCTTCGTTCGTCTTTATCACCACTGCAACAGGGGTGGAGAGTGTTGGGTCAATCGGGTCGGTCGGATTCAGGATTGATGACACAGAAATTCCAACAGGCGTTGAAGGGACTGGTGCAATCGGCACGGTCACTCCGCTTATTGCGTATGTTGTTTCTGGAGCCCAAGGGGTCGGAAGCATTGGAGATGAAGTTCCAATTGTTATTCCCTCTATATCCGGTGTTGAAGGAACAGGAAATACTGGAACAGCTGTTCCGCTTCTTCGGATCACTCCAACGGGCGTTTCAGCCACAGGCGCAGCGGGAACAGTTTCAATTAGAGTCGATGATACGGTTGTTCCCACCGGCGTTTCTGCATCTGGTCAAATAGGTACCGTACTTATCCGTGGGTGGTCAATGGTTGATGATTTTCAAAACGCTACATGGACCGTGGTCAATGATGCACAATCAACTACCTGGGTCGAAGTAGACGTAGCAGCTTAAGGAAAAAACATGGCTAGTACATGGTCGGATCTTAAATTTGAGTTAATTGGTACTGGTGAGCAGTCAGGCACCTGGGGAACAACGACTAATGAAAACCTTGGCACAGCTATCGAGCAGGCCATCGGCGGAAAAGCTGATGTCACTGTGTCGAGCGCCTCAGTAACCATATCACTAACCGATACTACGGCGCTACAAGACGCCAGGGCGTTGTACTTAAACTTGACGGGAACACCTGGAGGCGCTGCGACGTTAAACGTCCCTGCGGTCCAAAAAGCTTACATCGTTTACAACAATACAACAGGTGGCTTTGCGGTAACGGTCAAAGTTTCCGGTCAGACCGGGGTTTCTGTGCCTAACGGCAAGACCATGGTGCTGTATGACAATGGTACGGACGTTGTTGACGCGATTACGCATTTATCGTCCTTGACCCTTGGCTCGGCGCTTCCTATTGCGTCAGGCGGCACAGGCGCAACCACACTCACTGCAAACAACGTCATTTTAGGTAACGGCACTTCAGCCGTTCAGTTTGTAGCGCCGGGGTCTAGTGGAAATGTTTTACAGAGTAATGGTACGACTTGGACTTCTGCGGCGGGTGTATCACTTGCAACACCATTAGCTGTTGTTGGTAATGCAACCGCAGGCTCAGAGATCCGTCTCCCAGAGGATACAGATAACGGTAGTAACTACGCCGCAGTGAAAGCGCCGGATAGTCTTGCATCAAACGTCACGCTGACGCTGCCGTCACAAACCGCAACGCTTGGTTACATCAACATCCCCCAATCAGGATCAGCCAAAACCACCGCTTACACACTAGCCACATCAGACGTTGGTGAGTTCATTGAAGTGGGTTCAGGTGGTTCGATTGAGATTCCTGACGCTACCTTCTCTGCTGGCGATGCCATACTGGTCTTCAACAATACGTCTGGTGGCATTACGATTACTTGCACGATTACAACCGCATACATTGCAGGCACGGATTCGGATAAAGCCACGGTCACCTTGGCAACACGCGGTGTAGCGAGTATTTTGTTTGTCTCTGGCACTGTTTGCGTTATTTCAGGCAATGTGAGCTAAGTCATGCCGATTGTTCTCAAGGATCGGGTTAAGACCACCACCACGACAACGGGTACGGGTACGCTTACCCTGAGTACGGCGGCAACGGGTTATCAAGCCTTTTCTGCTATTGGTGACGGCAACCAAACGTATTACATGATTACGGATGGAACCAATTGGGAAACGGGCCTTGGTACTTACACGGCCAGTGGCACGACCTTAAGTCGCCAGCAAGTCTTTGAGTCAAGCAACAGTGGTGCCTTGGTTAATTGGGGTGCGGGAACCAAAGATGTACTGTGTGGTTGGACATCAGCGGCAACGTATGGCGGGGTTCCTAGTGCTGACAACAGCAGTATTGGCACGGATCTATCAGGATGGTCAGCCTTCCAAGCATCACTACAGAATGGCGTGAATGGTGATGTGACCTTTGGGAACAATAGTACGAATGGGGTGGCAATAACATTTTCTATTGCCGCCTTGTCTATGAGCAACGAAAAGTTTTCAGGCGGTGTTTTAGGTGTAGACCAAAAAATATATTGTA